CGGCCAAGGCGGCGTACGCCAAGCAGACCGGTGGTGACTGCGGCTGCGGCGCCCCGGCCATGGCGGAGGAGGCGTACGACGGCCCCCGGTTGAAGATGGTCCGGTCCGGCCGGTTCGCGTCGGCGACGCTCGTGCACATCCCTGCATTCGCGGAGCTGTCCGGTCACGCGAAGCTGACCCCGATCGACTCCCACGACCCGAACGTTGAGGGCACCACCGCCAGCGGCAAGATCGAAAACGTTGTGGAGACGATCGCTGAGCTGGGTCAGCTCTTCGAGACCGACGACGACAGCGGCTTTGCCAAGAAGAAGAAGCTCGACCCCGAGAAGATCAAGGGCAACCAGGACGACGAAGAGTTCGCCGAAGAATCCGGAATCTGGCTCTCGGATGCCGAGTTCGAGGAGTTCGCCAAGCGTCGCCTCCCCTCGAAGAACAAGGCTGACGCCCCCGAGCAGCAAGGCACCGACGCTGAGCAGGGCCAGGGTGGCGGCGGTATCGGTGGCGGCACCTACGCTGCCCCGGATGTCACCAAGGCCGAAGTCCGCAGCAAGCTGGGCGACGAGGACTTCGTCGACCCGCAGGGGCGCCGGTTCCCGATCGCGTCCTGCGCGGACGTGTCCGACGCTGTTTCCTCGTACGGCCGCGCCAACCCGAAGATCCCGATGGCCACGTTCCGGAAGCGGCTGACCGCCATCGCCAAGCGCAAGGGCTGCGAAAGCAGCCTGCCTGAGAACTGGAAGGCCGGAGAGAAGATGGCCGCACTGATGGCAGCTGCTGGCGCGCCTGCATTCGCCCCGCCCAAGTCCGCGTTTGAGGACCCGAAGTTCACCGGCCCGCGCCCGGTCACCATCGCCGACGACCGGACCCTTTCCGGTCACGTCGCCGTCTGGGATACCTGCCATGTCGGCATCGGCCACTCGTGTGTGAAGCCGCCGCACTCCAACACCGGATACGCCTACTTCCACACCGGTGAGATCGCCACCGATGACGGCACCCGGCTTCCGGTCGGCCGCCTCACCTACGGTGGTGGTCACGCCAAGCCGAACCTGGGCTATGCGGCTGCCGCCGAGCATTACGACCAGACCTCGAACGTCGGGGCGTATGTGCGTGCGGGCGAGGATGAGTACGGCATCTGGGTTGCTGGTGTGCTTGCCCCGGAGGCTGATGAGGCGGCGATCCGGCAGATGAGCGCGTCGCCGCTGTCCGGCGACTGGCGGCGTATCGGCGGGACCCTGGAAATGGTGGCCGCCCTGCACGTCAACACGGCCGGGTTCCCGATCCCCCGCATGCTGGCTGCCTCCATCGACGGTGTCGACGAGCAGGAGCAGCTGCTGTCCCTGGTCGCCGCTGGGGCCCTGCCGAAGGCCGACGATGTCTCGCAGGGTGGTGGCGACTGGGGTGGGGACACGGAGGCGCTGGGCGCGGCCATCGCCCGGGGCATGCTCGCTGAGCAGCGCCGCGCGGACGAGGCGGCGGCTAAGGCGGCGGAGTGGCAGGCGCTGGTCGCGGCGGCCACCGCGACCGACCCGCAGGCTGATTACGATGAGGCCATGGGCGATCTGCTGATCGCCCTGGTCGAGTAGGAGGAGGACCCGATGGGTTGTAACTGTGGTGGCGGCGGTTCTTCGCTGGCCAACTACGAGGTGAAGGACAAGGAAGGCAAGGTCGTCAAGACGTTCGCTGCGGTGACGGAGACCGAGGTGAAGGTGTTCGTCACGCAGAACCCCGGCACGACCTGGCGCAAGACCAGCTAGAACTAGCACGCAAAAAGGCCCGCACCTCAGGGAAGAGGGCGCGGGCCTTTCCGTATCTTGACGTATGGCTGGGGACCTGACCAGGCTCTACGGCCCTCCGGCGCGACTCAATCGCCTTCTCCGGTGGGGGTCCTGGCCGGTCCCCGTTTCAGTTGTGCACTGGTTTCCACTTTTACCGACGTTGTTCACCAGCAACCCGATGTCTGCTTAGAGCATACAACAGCTTGACGGGCAGCGCAAGGGGCGTATTCTCAGAGCAGACAGACTCCCCGAGGAGGAGCCCATGCCCCGCCACCCAGACATCGCCCGAAGACACCCGATCGCGTTCTTCTTCATCCTGCTGCTGCTCGGCCCATACATCCTGGCCGCCTGCGTCCTGTTCATCGTCTTCTACGTCCTGGCCGTCGCCCTGGACACCCTCGGAGGGCGGCGATGAACACCCTCCCGCACTGGGCCGACCTCGTCTTCCCGGAACTGACTGAGCAGGCATGCGACCGCTGCGACCAGGCGCGGCGAGCCTCCGACGAGTCGCTACGCGTCCAGGGCTGGCTGGTCTACGACGGGGCGTCCTGGACCGGCCAGCCGATGCGCGTACGAATCTGCGTCAGCTGCCAGCAGTCCGCGAAAGACGAGCAGAGACCACGACCTCGCCCGGCCTATCAGGCTCCGCTGTTCCAGTGGCACCAGCAGAAGCCGGGACCATGGTCGCCGGATCGTCCCTGGTGGGCTTGACAGCCTTCCCTTGAGTGTCGAGACCCACCAGATGGGTCTCGATGTCGATCCAGCCCTGCTCCTTCAGAACGGCCTCGATCTCCTGGGGGCTGACGTTCGCGTACCACTCGTTCCCGATCGACCCCCAGACCGCCTCGATTCCCGAGTGCACAGGACGGCCCGGCCCGGCGCAGGTGAAGATGAACCACCCGCCGGGCCGCAGGATCGCGTGGGCGGTGGCGATGATGTCCGGCCAGTGTTCGGCGTGTTCGAATGTCTCGGTGCACAGCACCAGGTCGTACGGCCCGTAGCCCTGGAAGTCCCAGGTGGCGGCGTCAGCCACGATGTCGACGCCCTTGCCGGGCAGGATGTCAAGGACGTGATACGGGTTCGCGTTCGGGAAGAGGAAGCGGGTGTTGCCGTTGAGGTCCCGGCCGCCGATGTCCAAGACGGAGAGGTCCTCGTCGGTCCGGAACTGCCCCACCCAGTCGATGACCTGCGTGTGCATCTACTCCCCCTCGTTTTCGATCTTGCTGGGGTGGGCGACCCGGCGCGGGAACCCGTCCGCGCTCACCATGACGAGAGCATCCCCGTGGATCTGCTGCCGCGCCCACCAGCGCTCCCGGTCCGCCTCCGCCGCCTCCTGCCCGATCCGGTACACCTCGTCATCCGGGCCCTTCTTCCACAACGGGTGCATGTGCTCGACGTGCGACAGCAGACACGGCGCCCACGCGCCCACCTGCTTCGCAGCCGCGATCAGCTCGTTGTCGACGAACCAGTGCCGATACCCCTCATGGCAGACAACCCCCGGCCCGTCCCACGACGCACCGGTCTTGTCGACGTACTCCCGGCGGATGAACATGTGCGTCGCATGATTCCCGGAGGTCACCGACGGGTTCCCCAGATCGTTGGTGCCGATCACATGCTTACCGGTGGCGTGAGCGGTCTCCATGGCCTGGTCCAGCCAGCCCGCATGGAACTTCACGTCGTCGCCGACGATGAACAGCCACGGCTTCGGGTCGCCGACCCGATATCCCTCGTTCACCTTCTCCGCGAAAGTGCCCATCGGTTCCGCGTACTTCTTCGCGAAGATCCACGTAGCGGGGTAGAGGTTCCTGGCTTCGGTCCAGGCGTTCACCGTCTCCTGGTCGGTGGCGTCGGCCATCACGTACACCGTCACCCGGTCCCGCTGGCCCACCGTCAGGCTGTCGTGCAGTGATGTCAGAAACGCCTTGGCGTTGTTCCGCTTCGCGACCGGCACGATCACGGCCACATGCTCATCGGCCTCCGGAACCTGCTTCTCCCGGATCGGGGAGGTCTCGGCGGCCTGCTTCGCCGCGGCAGGGTTGATGGCCAGCTTCGGCCACTGATCCGGCGGCAACGGCAGGATGTTCGACGGCGGCGGGGTGAACGGCTTGCTGGCGTAGTCCTCGTGCCCGTACCAGACGGTCTTCTGATGGCTGGTGGTGACACCGGTGTGCACGAGAACCGGCAGGTTCACCTGGTGCGCCCGCAGGCAGAACGACACGTCCTCGCCGCACAGATCTCCGGCCGGTCCAGGGATGCGCTCGAACCAGATCGACGGCGGCGCACCCTCCTCCTGCAACCAGGCGGAGATCTTCTCGTACGCGGACCGGTGGACCAGCAGCATGCCGGTTCCGGTCGCCCCGACCCGCGTCACCTGCCCGTTGGGCCAGTCGGTGCGGGTGGTCAGCTGGTAGGCGCCGGGCATCCCGTTCTTCGGCTCGACCCACGACCAGTCGTACAAGGTGGGGGCGAGGCTGGACCGCAGGCCGCCCCGGAAGTCGTGGGAGTATTCCTGCTCGATGAAGCACAGCGCCCCGATTATCGGCGCGGTCACCGGGTCGGCGGCGTCCAGCAGCTTTTCCAGGGAGTCCGGTTCGAAGCCCATGTCGGAGTCGATCCAGAGGTGCCAGTCGGCTTCGCTGGACAGGAACGCGGCGGCTGCGCTGTTACGGGCGTGCGCCAGTTCGATGCCCCGGCCCCACACGGGGGTGAACGCGCCGTTGTTCATCAGCCCCGAGTTGTGCAGCAGATGGTTGCCGTGCTGCTTGTCGTAAGCGCACATGCGGATCAGAGATTCGGTGTAGTTCCATCCCGCCTTGTCGAGGTGTGGGGTGCCGATGCACACCTTCTCCCCGGCGCGGGGGTGGGCAGCGCGGGACAACTCGGCCTTGGCTTGTTCGAACGCCGAGTTTCGTTGATCAAAAACCATTGTTGGACGGCCTCCTCCTCCGTAAACGGCAGGGTACCCGCTATGATCGCCCGCAAGTGCATCAGTGCCTGCTACGGTCCGGCTGAGCGCTCGAAGTGAAGGACTAGCGCAGTGCCTACCCTGCCTTTCCAGCTCCCGCCGAAGAACGCCGACGGGGACTTTGATCTCACCGCGTTCTCCGTCGAGGAACTGACTTCGCTCCGCTCGCAGATCCGTGAGGTCGCCGCCGAGTTCGCGGACATGGACGTTCCGGCCGTCACGTCTGACGACGTTGCGACCATGAAGGAACTGACTGCTCTCGCCAAGAACATCGAGGCCGCCCGCTCTCAGCGGGGCGCTGCCGCCGGTGCGTTCGCCGCCCTCACCCAGTCGCTCGGCGACGAGGACGAGGACGCCGAGGAGGCCGAGGTCGAGGAGACTCAGGTCGAGACCCCGGCTCCGGAGCCGGTCACCGCCGCCGCGAAGGCGCCGTCGGTCGCCAAGGTCGCCGCGAAGACCACCCCAGCTGCCGTCCCGCAGGACGAGCCGAAGATCCAGACCCCGGCCGTGATCATCGCGGGTGCCGGTAACGGCGAGTTCCCGACCGGCCAGAACCTCGACTGGCTCCAGATCGGCAAGATCGTCGAGAAGCGGTTCATCCAGTACGGCGCGTCCGGCGGCCACGGCGGCGCCCAGCGGGACTCGGTCGCCCAGTTCAAGGTCGATTACCCGAAGGAGCTGACCGCTGGCGGCGGCGTCAACGAGGACGCCTCGGCGGTCCTGGAGTACGCCGCGTCGGAGAAGCGCCTCCCGGGCGGTTCGCTGCGCGCGTCGATCGACCTCAAGCGCAAGCAGGCGGAGGCGACCGGCAAGGGTGTGCTGGACTCGCTGACGGCGGCCGGTACCGGCTGGTGCGCGCCGTCCGAGGTCATCTACGACCTGTGCGAGCTGGAGTCGTCCGACGGTCTGCTGGACATCCCGGAGATCAACGTCTCGCGGGGTGGCATCAAGTACACGACCGGCCCGGACTTCTCCTCGATCTACTCGGGCTCGGGCTTCTTTCACTACACCGAGGCTCAGATCATCTCCGGCGTGACGAAGCCGACGATGAGCGTGGCCTGCCCGACGTTCACCGACACCCGGCTGGAGGCGGACGGTCTGGCGATCCAGGCGGACCTGCTTCAGCTGCGGGGTTACCCGGAGCTGATCGCCCGGTTCGTGCGGGGTGCGATGGTCGCCCACACGCACAAGATCAACCAGTTCATGATCAACGCTCTGGTGTCCGGCTCCACGGCCCTGTCGCTGCCGAGCAACGTCACCTCCCACACCCCCGGCCTGGGCACCACCTGGTACTCCGACCACTCGGTGACCTCCACGCTCCTGTCCGCGATCGACATGGCGATCGTCGACTACAAGTACCGGCAGCGGATGGCGCTCAACAGCACCATCGAGATCGTCCTGCCGTACTGGGTGCAGTCCTGGATCCGCGCTGACGTGCAGCGCCGCACCTTCTACGACGGGGACGGGGGTGTCGACCAGTTCGCCGTCACGATGGCGAAGATCGAGGACTGGCTGCGCGTGCGCGGCGCCCGCGTCCAGTGGGTCTACGACTGGCAGGACGCCTTCTACTGGGCGGCCTACCCGTCCGGCGCCCCGTCGGCGTGGCAGCAGTTCGGCCAGTCGCCGACCTCCACCGACTTCGTCCAGGACTGGCCGCACCAGCTCCAGTTCCTGCTGTACGCGGCCGGTACCTGGGTGCGCGGCAACGCCGACATCATCACCCTAGACACCGTCTACGACAGCACCCTGCTGGCGCAGAACAAGACGACGCAGTTGTTCACCGAGCAGGGCATCCTGGCTGCGAAGACCTGCTTCGACAGCCGGGTCTACACCGTCGGCACCCCGACCGGTGGCCTCATCCCGACCGGCTCGGGAACCTACGCTCCGATCGCGCTGGCGGCGGCCACCACCGGCACCTTCGCGACGTTCCCGACCAACCCGTAACCGAGAATCCCGGGAGCTGGCCCCAGGTCAGCTCCCGGGAACCCAACTGCGGGAAGGAGGGAAGCGCAGATGGCAGCACTCACGCCACTGGCCGGGCCGGTCATCGTCGACCAGCCACCGGTCGGCAACATCCGGTACGGCCTGTTCGCGGCGGCCAACGGCCCGCTCGACCTGCCGAAGCACGGCAGCATCGGCGGCGTCACCTACGTCCAGGAACACTGCGGCAACGGGCACCTGCTCGCGGCTGCATCGTGCTCCAACCCGACCATCCCCTTGTCGTTGGACACCTGTGACGGCCAGGCCACCGGTCTGCCGTTCCAGATCCAGGCAGGCGTCAAGCTCGGCGCGCTCCCGTACGACGCGGCCGAGGTGACCCGGCGCGCCCGGATCCGGCTTGCCGACAACTCGCAGTACATCGCCGAGCAGGCGTTCTGGGGCGGCACCGCCGACGTGCAGCCGGTCCTGCAACGCTGGGAGTTCAACGGCAACACCAACACGGCCGTCCCGGGCATCACCGATGTCACCCCGACGCCGGGCACGCCGGTCACCATCGAATATGGGCTGGGGCTGCTCGAAGACGCTCTCGCCCAGTACTCGTACACCGGCATCATCCACGCCCGCCCGCTGGTGGCCCCGTACCTGGCGGAGCGCTCGCTGGCGCCCTACCCGGCGCGGGCGTCGAAGAGCGCCCAGCTGTTGCCGCAGCAGACGCCGATGGGCAACCTGTGGTCGTTCGGGCGTGGCTACTCCGGCAAGAAGCCCACCGACGATTCGGTGGCGCCTCCGGCTGGTTCTGCGTACATGGTGGCCACCGGCGCGGTCACGGTGTGGCTCGACCCGGACATCTACGTCTCTCCGCCGGAGCGGACGTTCGACCGGTCGGGCAACGCGTGGCAGACGGCAGCCTTCCAGGCCGCCGCGATCACAGTGGATTGTGTGGCCTTCTTCGTCCTTGTCGAGTTGGACGCGATGACGCGGGGTACTGGCACTACCGTCGCGGCAACGCTCTACTGAGAGGATGCGGATCATGACTGCTGTGGTGATCATCAACAAGCACGAGCCGGAAGGCGAGGTTGCGGCCCGCCTGCTGGAACTGGCGCAGGACAAGGGCTACAACCCGTCCGTCGTCGAGGCCCAGCGCGGCGAGCACGACGCCGGTCTGTCCTTCCGGGTTCCGCAGGATGTGGCGGACGAGTTCCTGTCCGAGCGGGAGGACCGCTGGCCCGCCCCGGAGGACTACGTCAGCCCCGAGGACAACCCGAACACCCCACCGGTCCGCAAGCAGCGGCCCGGTAAGGCTCAGAACGCCTGAGGAGTAGCACATGACGGCCGTATGCCAGGCCCCCATCCAGGGCACCACCATGCGGGTCCAGACGGTCAACTCGTGCGGTACCCCTGCCGTGGGTTCCTGCGTGTCGGCCGTCTCGACCGGCTTCGTCTCGGTGGAGATGCAGGACCAGATCGAGTCGGGCCAGGAGATCGTCGTCCTGAACGCGGCCGGAAACATCTGCGTCAACGAGAAGTCCTCGAAGCAGCTGAAGTGGATCGAGGTAACGATCACCTTCTGCAACGTCGACCCGGAGCTGTTCAACCTGGTCACCGGATCGACACTGGTGCTCAACGATGCGGCCTCGGCGCAGGCGGTCGGCTTCCAGACTCGAACCAGCAACTACGCGGCCGGGACGTTCGGCCTCGAAGTCTGGACGAACATGGCGGCCCCTACCTGTGTCACGATCGGCACGCAGTCGATGGTGCCGTACGGCTACTTCCTGCTGCCGTACGTCGCTGAGGGCACGGTCGGCGACCTCAAGATCGAAAACAGCAACGTGTCCTTCACCGTGAAGGGCCGCACCAAGCAGGGCACCAACTGGGGCACCGGCCCCAAGAACGTGCTCGCCAACATGACCACCGGAGCCTCCCAGAAGCTGCTGGTCGCCCTCCCCAGCGACACCCACCGGCACCTTCAGTGGACATACCTGGCACCGCCCGCCGCTTCCTGCGGCTGCGCGAGCTGACCAACCGGTAGGGGGGAAACCGGGCGGAACGAGGGGGGCCACGGAGCGGTGGCCCCCCTCACCTAACACGGAGGAGGGTCGATGGTCAGCGCTGTACCGGACGGCTGGACCGTCACGGCCTTCGACGGCTGCACCACCACCTGGTCCACCCTCACCCAGGCCCAAAAAGACCTCGCCGTGCGGCTGGCCGCGTTCACCGTCTACAGCCTGACCGGCCGCCAGTTCGGCACCCAGACGCTCACCCTCCGCCCCTGCAACGCCCCCGGACTGCCGCCGCTCTACCAGACCTACCCGGTCAACCTGATCAACCCGTGGGGAACCGACGAGGGCAACTCGTACTATCCGCTCTACATCCAGAACGGCGTCTGGCACAACGCGGGCTGCCGGGGCATCAACTGCTGCGGCGCCACCTGCGAGGTTGAGCTGCCGCGCGTCGTGTCCATCACCTCCGTCCTGATCGACAACGCCACCGTCGACCCGACCGCCTACCGGGTTGACGCCGGATGCCTGCTGGTCCGCACCGACGGCGCCTGCTGGCCGCAATGCCAGGACTACGACAAGAACCCCGGCGTCGGAGTCACCAACACGTTCGTCGTCAACGGCGTCTTCGGCGCCCCCGTCCCGCAGGAAGCGCTCGACGCGTGCAGTCTGCTCGCCTGCGAGATCGGCAAGGCCATCGCCGGGCAGCCGTGCCGACTGCCGCAGCGGATGCAGTCCCTGTCTCGGCAGGGCGTCACCGTGCAGTTCCCGGCCCCGGGCAGCTATCTTGATCGTGGCCTGACCGGGCTGAACGAGGTTGACCAGCTGGTGGTGCAGTTCAACCCGAACCGGCTCACCCAGTCGCCTAAGGTTTTCTCGATGGACATGTCCCCCGATCGCCGTACGACCTGGCCGTGAGGAAGCACGATGGCTGACAACCTGACCGACCTGGCCGAGGCCCGCGCCTTGAACTTCCTCACCGGCAACGCCGGGGCGACCGCGCCGACACTGCCGCTGATGGTGCGGCTGATGACGGCGAACGGCTCGGACTCGGCGCCCGGTACCGAGGTCGCCAACTCGGGTGGCTCCACGTACTCCCCGCAGACGGTGTCGTTCCCGGCGGCGGTCGGCTCCGGCTCCCCGGTCGGCAACACGGCGGACCTGGTGTTCTCCAACATGCCCGCCTGCACGGTCGTCGGTGTGGAGATCTGGGACTCCAACGGTTCCCCGTTCCGCTGGTGGTGGGGGGCGGCGACCAACTCGCAGGTCGTCAACGCGGCTGGCACCGTCCGGATCGTCGCTGGGACTCTGACCGTCTCGATGCAGTGAGGCGGCCATGGCAAGCCTGATCACGCACTACGAGGTCTATTCGCCTGGCCAGGACAATTCGACGCTGACCACGCCGTCGTTCACCCCGGCCAACGGCGAAGTGATCGTCGTCAAGCTCGTCACCTGGGACACGTCGGCTCCGATGGGCGCGCCGACCGGTGGCGGGCAGACGTACAACCCGACGCAGATCTCCGCGCCCGGCGGGTTCAAGACCTGGTCGGCGACCTACACGTGCACCGTGTCGGGATCTCCGGCAGCGTTTTCGATCTCTTCGACCATGCCGGGGGCGTCGACGCGGCACTCGATGGTCGTCGAACGCTGGTCGAACGCATCCTTGGCGGCCACTCCGAACGTCTTCTCCGTCATCACCGGCAGCGCCGCGACGCTGTCGGCTCCGATCAACACGTCAGCGCCCAACTCGGTGGTGTCGTTCGGGTTCGGTGAGATCAACTCCCGGGACCCGGCCGGGCGTACCTGGTCGCCGGTCACTGTCGTCGAGGACGGCCTGTACGACGGGCATGTCGGGTCGAACAGTGTTCAGTACTTCGGGTACGCACCATTCCCGACGGCAGGGGCGCAGACGATCGGCCTGACCGTCCCGGCGGGCACCCTGTCGTGGACGATCTCCGGCGTTGAGATCCTTGACGCCTCCTCGGAGAAGCTGATCGCCGCCGACCTGTCGGCGATGGGCACCCTGAATGCGCCGCTGGTCGCTGAGGCGCGGGTGGCGGCGGCGCTGTCCGGCAACGGGGTTCTGTCGGCGGGCATGGTGACCGAAGCGCGGGCGGCGGCTGCGCTGTCGGCTTCGGGTGTGATGACGGCTCGGCTGGCGTCGACCACGGGCCCGCAGGATCCGATCGGGATGCCGGTGGCCCAGCAGCTACTTGCTTGCTTGACGGATCAAATGAATACGCTGCCGTCACCTCCGGCGAAGATCCAGCTTCGCGCCGGGGGTGAGACCGGCCCACTGATCGGCCCTGACGTGGACGAATGCTGCGCCGGTCTGGCCTGGGTGCGGATCGCCGAGATATACCCGTCGTGGGACAACTTCCCCGCCGAGGACAATTCATGGCTGCCGTGCGGCCCCCTCGCCTACGCCGTGGTGCTGGAGATGGGCACCGCGTTCTGCATGCCCTGGTCCTCCTCTGAAGAGGGTTTCGAGGACCTGAACCCGCCATCCGACGATGACTGGTTCAACGCCGCCACGACCGCCATGCAGCATCAGACGCTGATGCGCCGGGCGGCGGCGTGCTGCTTCCTGCCGACGCAGCGCCGCGCGGTCGGCGGCTGGCAGCCACTGTCGGTCGAGGGCGGCTGTACGGGCGGTACCTTGAAGGTCACCGTCTCGGTGATGGCACCGTGCGGGGACTGCTGAAGGAGGAGACCGTGGCCGGAGCGAAGAAGCAGACCGAGCCTGTCGTGTTCGAGGTGGTCGTGTCCTTCGACGCCCTCGATGTCGGGGAGCGGTTTACTCAGCAGCCGGATGACATGGGCTGGGCGCTGATGCACGTGGAGAACGGCTACCTGCGTGTGGTCGAGGAGGCCCCCGATGCCGGTGAAGTCAGTACAGGTTGAGCTGTTCCGCCCGGTGATCCGGGGTGTCCTTCAGCAGATGTCGGGCCGCGATGTTCTGCGGGTCACGATGCTGGTGCTGAACCGGTCGAAGGTGAAGTGCCCGGTCGATGTCGGGAACTTGCGCGCTGGGCATCAATTCCGGATGAAGGCCACGGAGTCCAAGCAGATCGGCGAGGTGTTCAACCGCGTCAAGTACGCTCTACCTGTCCATGAGGGCCGCAGGGCGGTCGTCATCCGCCCGAAGACGAAGCAGGCATTGTCGTTCACCTGGCACGGCCAGCCGATGGTCCGCAAGTCGGTCTTCCAGCCCGCTCGTAAAGGGAGGCCGTGGATGCGGGATGCGCTGGCCGAGGTGGCGGCGCAGCAGGGTTACAAGATGGAGCCCGGCGCCGGTGGAGGCGGCGGGGACCTGTAGGAGGAGGAGAAAGTGGCGAAGAAGCTCAAGGTCACCTGGCAGGACGGCAACTGGAACCGGGACGGTCAGCAGCCGATCGCGACGGTGGAGTTGCCGATGGGGGCGTCCGTGGCGTCGGTCGGCGATGACACGCTGGTTTTCAAGGCTCCTGGCTCGGCGCGGACGCTGCTGGTCGTCCCGGGGCAGCGGCTGATCTCGGCCGTGGAGATCGAGGGGGAGGCCGTCAATGGCTGAGGTGACGGCGCTGGTCCCGCTCGGGGGTCGGCAGGTGGAGATGCGTAAGCCGTCGGACGGTGCGCTGGTGGTCCTGGCGCGGATCTTCAAGCACACCGGCAAGATCGAAAACGCTGAGGAGATGACCGACGACGAGCGCTCGACCGCCGTCCGGCAGATGGGCACCCTCGGCGACATCGTCGACAGCATGATCGTCAAGGAGGCCGACCGGGACTGGCTCGAAGAGTCCCTGATCTCCGGGCTGGTCTCTGTCGAGGACACCTTCATCTCGATCCGTGTCGCCGCCGAGAAGATCAACGGCACGTCCGCCGCCCCGAAGAAGGCGCAGACCGTCCGCCGGGTGCGCACCCGGTGACCGGCCGAGCCCCGGTTCCCGCGAAGCTGCGTGCGGCGATCCTGCTGCTCACTGGTGCGGTAGCTGTGGCCTGCTGCGGAATCAACTTGTCCGACGCTCCTGCCCAGCCTCAGCCTCCTGCTCCCATGTACGTGCCGCCCAGCTTTTCGGATCCCACTTCTGAGCCGCCGCTGTCAGATCGGTTGATTCCGACTGACGAGGCGACCTCATTGCCGACAGAGGAGATTCAGGAAAATTCGGGAGGTTTCACCTGCCGAGACGGCACAGTTTCTCACGCGTCTCATCGTCGGGGGGCTTGCTCGCACCACGGGGGGATCGCGTGACTGGACTGAAGACCAAGCGGGTCGTCTGGACGGTGCTCTTCCTCGGCGTCACCCTGCTGGCGATCGTCGCGGAGATCGTGGCCGCTGTCTGGCATCCTGCCGGGACGATCCCCTGGACGGAGTACATCGCCGCGTACGTGCCCTGGCCGGTCCAACTGACCGCCTATGTGGCGCTGGTCGTCTGGCTGCCGTTCCACTTCTGGCGGGCCGACGAGAAGCGCAAGGCCGCCTTCCGTGAGGGCAAGTCCGTCGGGCACGCCATCGGCTACCAGGACGGCCGGAAGGCTGAACGGTATGCGCAGGTGATGCGGGAGGCTGCGGTCAAGGCGGGCCTGCCGACCGATGGCGACTGACGCACTTGCCGCGCTCAGGATCTGGGCGCTCGAAGTCGAACTGGCCGGGCGCACGTTCGTGGTGCCCGGCCGTCCGGCCGTCGACTGGTTCCTGGCGCTCCTCGACGAGGAGACGCCGCTGCCGCTGATCCCCGGCATGATGGACGACGCCGCTCAGGACGAGATAGAAGACCTGTTGCTGGACGGTGTCGTGGATGTGGATCTGATCACGGTGCGGTCACGGGAGTTGCTGACGGCAGCGTCCGGGCGGCCGTGGTGGGAGGCGGACCGGCTGATCCGGTCGGCAGCGAACAGCTGGCAGATCATCGGCGGGGAACTGACCCGGCTCGGCGTCGACATGGAGAAGGTCAGCCTCGGCGCGGCCCTCAACGCCATCTATGTGATCTGCGTGCGGACCATGGATGAGCAGGAGCGCAACAAGTTCGACATCGATCTTCGGGTGCCGCCGATCGGGGTGGACGGGGTGACCACGGAGGAGATGTACGACGCCCGCGCCGCAGAGGAAGCGTTCATGGCCCTGATGGGCGGGGCGCAGCCTCCTGGTCCCGTAGGATCCTGACCATGGCTGGGGTGCTGGGACGCGCGTTCGTGCAGGTCTTCGCGGACCTGTCCAAGTTCACGCCCGGCCTACGTGAGGAGATCAAGAAGGCGCTCGACGAGCAGACCAAGGGGCTGCGGTTCGAGGAGCTGGACAAGTCCGCGCACGAGGCTGGCGGTCACGCGGCCGACGAAGTCGCCAAGGGCATGGACGACAAGCTGGAACCGAACCTGCAACGGGAGGGCCGCAAGGGCGGCAACGGCCTGTGGAAGGGGCTGGTGGCGGGGTTCTCCGTGGCCAGTGCAGTGTTCATGCCGTCCCTGATTGCTCTGGCCGTGGAGCTGGTCGCCGCGCTGGCCCCGGCTGTGACGGCCTTGGCCGCGACGATGCCAGCGGCGATCTTCGCGGCGATCGGTGCGCTGGCCACGCTGAAGATGGCGACCAACGGGGTCGGGGATGCGCTGAAGTCTGCCTTCGACCCGAAGAAGGCCAAGCAGTTCGACGAGGCCATGAAGAAGCTGGCGCCGTCGGCGCGGGACTTCGTCAACGAGGTCCGTCAGCTTCACCCCGCGTTCCATCAGCTTCAGCAGGACGTGCAGCAGGTCTTCTTCAACCAGCTCGAAGGCACTCTGACGCGGGTGGCTCGGGGGCTGCTGCCGACTTTGCACCGGGGGTTCCAGGCCCTGTCGGTGGACCTGGGGAAGATCGCGAACAACTTCCTGGCGGCGTTCGGGAACCGGCAGGCGGACATCGCGTCGATCTTCCTGGCCGCCCATCAGGCGCTGAAGCCGCTCATCCCGGCGATCGGTGCGTTCGCGGGGGCGATGACCACGCTGGCGGCGGTAGCTGGTCCGTTGTTCGCGTCGCTGTCCGGCGGGCTCGGCCATCTGCTGCTCATGTTCTCGGCGTTCATCGAGCAGGCCGCCAACTCGGGTGCGCTGGCGAAGTTCTTTAACGACGCCCTGGTGATCCTTCAGCAGCTCGGCGGTCTACTTCACAACGTTTTCGATCTTGTCAGTTCGATCCTCGGGGCGTTGCAGGCCAGCGGCGGTCAGGCCCTCGGCTTCATCTCTCAGCTGGTCGGGGAACTGGCCGCGTTCTTCGCCACCGCCCAAGGTAAAGAGATGCTTGCCAGCGTCTTCACCCTGCTCAACACGGCTCTGGCGTCGATGAACGCGATCCTGACGCCGCTGCTCCCGGCGATCGGGTCGCTGATCTCGGCGCTGTCCGGCGGCCTCACCTCCGCGCTTCAGACCGTCACTCCGCTGCTGTCGTCGGTGGCCACCTGGCTCGGCCAGCACCCGGACCTGCTCAAGGCCGCCGCCGCCGCGTGGCTGGTGTACCGGGCTGCCCTGGTCGCGGTGGCCGTCTACGAAGCGATCGTGGACGCCCTCAACCCGGCCACCTGGATCATCCTGGCCATCGCTGCCATCGCCGCCGGGGCGTACCTGATCTACAAGAACTGGGGGGTCGTCACCGCCGCCCTGAAGTCCGCGTGGGAAGCGATCAAGGGTTTCTTCGTCGGGATCTGGCACTGGATCGAGAGTGTCGGCAAGGACATCGCGAACTGGTTCACCGTCACCCTGCCGAACTTCTTCGCCAGCATTCCCGACAAGATCATCGGTGCCATCAACGCGCTCCCGGGCATCCTCTGGAACTTCTTCCTGGGCGCCCTGCGCATGGCCGGAGAGGCGATCGGCATCGGCATCGGCCTGATGCTGGCGTTCTTCATCAAGCTACCTGGCTGGATCTGGTCCGCGATCAAGGCGATCGGGCACATGTTCGTCGACCTGTGGCACATGGCCCTATCGCTTGGCGAGGCCGTCCTGCGCGCCGGTATCGCCGCCGTGATCTACATCTTTACCGTGCTGCCCGGAAAGATCGGCGCGTTCATCCTGCGGCTGCCCGGCATCATTGCCGGGGCGTTCCGGCACGCCTGGGAATGGGCCAAGAGGGAAGTCGTCTCCGGCGCCAACGCGGTCGTCGACTTCGTCAGCAAGCTTCCTCGCCGTATCAGCGGGTTCTTCAACAACATCGGCCACTCCATCCTGGGCGGCCTCAAGGCGGGCATCAACGCGGTCATCGGCGGGTTCAACGCGGGCATCGACAAGGTTGCCAGCATGGTGCACATCGGCCTGCCGCATCTGCCGCTGCTCGCTTCCGGTGGCCTGGTCAATGCCCCCACTCTTGCCGTCGTCGGCGAGGCCGGGCCGGAAGCGGTCGTGCCGATGAGTGACCCGGACCGGGCTCTCGCGGTCGCGCGGCAGACCGGCCTGCTGGACCTGATCGGCTCCCGGGCGGGGCACGCCGAAGCCACTAATGTGCACGTCTACCTGGGCACCAGGGAGATCACCGATATCCTCGACGTGCGAATTGACAAGAAGCTTGATGCGCAGGCGAACGAGCTGGCTTATGGAACGAGGTGACGGATGCCTACCCTGACCGCCACCTCTAACAATCCGAAGTCGCAGGTGCGGCTGGACCTTGACTTCTCCGACATCGACGCCTTGTACGCCTACGTGGTCCGGGTTGACTCGGCCACCGGCGCCACCACTCGGGTCCGTGGCCACGGAACCTCGCAGACGATCAACGGTTTGCCGTACGTGCCGATGCAAGCCGGATTCAAGGCCGTCCTGTACGACACCGAGGCGCCGCTGGACACGGTGTCGTACTACACCGCCACCGCCCCTGCGGTCACGATGAACGCCAACTCGGCGTTCTCCAGCGGCTACGTCGACCCCTGGTACGTGACCGACCCGGCCATCGTCATGCGGATCACCACCAACGCGTCCGGCACGAACTTCCTGAGCTTCAACACGGCCGGGGCGACCCTGAACCCGCTCATCCGCGCCGAGGACGTGCCCGCCACCGCTGGGGCGACGCTCACCCTGACCGTGACCGCATCGTCGACCGTCTCCCAGTCGATCACCGCCCTGATCTCCTTCCGGGACGCCTCCGGGGCGATCCTGTCCAGCCCGAACACCACGGCGACCGTGCTTTCCTCGACGACCATCGTGGTCACCGCTGTGGCACCGGCGAACACCGTGTCCGCGCAGCCTGCACTACGCATGGACGGCACCCCGGCCGCTTCCACCGTCGCGTCGTTCGCGTCCGTGGCGCTGACCAACGCGGCCGGTTCGGCCACCTCCGGTGGCGTGACTGTGGCGTCGCTGGGCTCCTGCTGGCTGAAGGACCCGACCCGGCCCAGCTTCAACGCCCGCGTCGACTTCTCGTTCGACCCGAACCCGCAGTGCACCCCCACCGAGGGGATCTTCTGGCAGTCCCTCGACGAGGACTCCCGGGCCGCCAACTCGGTCGCGTTCGGCGTCAACAACCAGGCGTATCCGGTGGTCGTGTCGAAGACCCGGTCTGCTCCGACGAGCACGCTGACGCTGGTGTCGCGGACGTTCGCCGACCGGGACAGGCTCAACGCGCTGCTCTCGTCCGGCACGCCCGTGCTGTTCCAGGTGCCCGATGAGTACGGGGTGCCGGACCGGTACATGTCGGTCGGTACCACTGCCGAGAGCCGGGTGCTGCCCGATCACCGGTTCCCGATCCGGGTGTTCTCCCTGCCGCACTCGGTGTGCGCCGCGCCGGGCGGGTTCATGCAGGGCACCGTCGGCGCCCGCTGGCAGGACACGTGCAACGTGTACGCCACCTGGGGTGCGGTCAACGCAGCCGGGCTGACCTGGACTCAGGTCCTGCAAGGGGCGGCTGGCTGATGGTCTGGGCGGGGGGGCTGGACGCCGCTTACCGGGATGCGCTGTCTCGGCCGCATACCGCCTACAGCCGGGTGGATGTGCTGGCCCGGGACGGAACGATCCTCTATCAGGGGCTGCCGTTCATTGACGGCAACGTGCGCGCGACCCTCAACAGCCGCGTGGCGCGTGTTCTGAGCATCTCGGTGGACCGGTCCTGGTTTCCGCTTACGGCGGCCGGAGCGTTCGATACAGGCGGCCTGCTGTCCCCCTTCGGGAACCGGCTGCGCGCCTACCGGGGCATCACGTACGGGGACGGCACCACCGTCAGCTTCCCTGTGTTCCACGGCCGGATCGAGCAGGTGCAGATGCGCCGCACCGGGGACGTGGCAATAGGCGCCAACGACCTGGCCGCTGATGTCGTGGACGCCCAGTTCGAGACCCCGCAGTCGTCGGTTCCGTCGAACACGATCAGCACCGAGTTCAAACGGCTCGTTCGTGACGCGCTCCCCGATGCGACATTCGGCACCTCGGACCTGACCGGCACGAAGATCGCCCCGATCGCGTGGCAGTCCGACCGGGCTCAGGCCCTCGACGACATGTCCGCCACCGTCTCTATGCTCTGGTACCCGCTCGCCGACGGCTCGTTCGTGCAACGGCTCACCCCGTGGACGAAACCTGGTCAGACGGCCCAGCTGACCCTGACCGACGGCACCCTCCTCACTCCGGACACCTACGGGACCATCGCCGACTGGTCGATCACCGTGTCCCGTACCGGCGTCTACAACGGGGTCGTCTTCACCTCGGAACGACAGGACGGGTCTCCTCCCGTCTACGCGACCGTCCGGGACACCGACAAGACCAGCCCCACCTACTACCTGGGGAACTTCGGAAAGAAGCCGCTGCTGATCCAGAACCAGGCCGCGCTGACGCAGGGCCAGTGCAGGCAGGCCGCCCAGTCGGCGCTGCGCGCGGCCACCGCCATCAGCCAGGAATGGGACTCCGTGTCGATCGTCCCGGACGCCTCCCTGGAGCTGGGCGATCTGGTGAACATGAAAGCGGACGGGGCGGCGAGTGTGCAGGCCATCACCGGGTTCACGCTGCCGATGCGAGAGACGGGGGACATGTCCTTGAATCTGCGGGCCTATGCACCGGTGACCTCGTGAACAACAAGCTGGCGAAGCAGACGCAGCGGACCGCCGGGATCCCGAACGGGCTGCGCACGGCCACCATCGCCGCGGTCTCCGGGACGACGATCACACTGTCGGTCAACGGCGGGCAGTTCTCCGGCGGCGTCGGGGTGGTCGGCTCGTACGCGCCGATCGTCGGAGACACGGTATCGGTGTTCCGGCAGGACGCGGCGTGGCTGATCCTCGGCCGGGCGGCGGTCAACGTCTGGCACGACTTCGCCGACGCGGGCTACCAGAACGGCTGGTCCGACCGGGGCACGAACTACCCGCACGGGCAGTGGCGGCTGACCGGTACGGAGGTGCAGATCATCGGGCAGATCACGAATGCGGGAACCCCGGCATCCGGGACGGCGATCTGTACGGGCCTCCCGGCCCCGCCGGGTGAGGTGGGCGGGATCATCGGGGCGCAGGGCACCACGCGCCCGAGCCTGCACGTGGACACGGCCGGAACGTTACGGATCTACGATCTGACCACCACCGGCATCCTCCAGTTCTCCGGGTCGTACCCGATCGACTTCAACGCCAGCTAGGGGGCGGGTATGACGACCACCGGCTACGCCGACTCGTTCGGCCGTACCGTTGCCTCCGGTCTCGGTACGGCAACGTCCGGGCAGACGTACACCCTGTTCGGGGTGGCCGCGCAGTTCAACGTGTCGCCGAACTTCGCCACGATCGCCCCGTCGTCGGCGGGCGACAAGATCGGCTACATCGACTTGCAGACCTCCGACTTCGACATCACCGGGCAGGTGTCGATGAACGCGGTTCCTGCGTCGAACCTGGCCACGGTCGGGTTCGTGGGGAAGCTGCCCACCACCAGCAACTACTACAACGGCACGATGATGGTCGCGACGGGCGGCGCGATCAGCTTGCGATTCTCGAAGGTCGTGGGCGGTGGCCTGTCCACGATCGCCACGGTGGCGACGGGTCTGACGTATGTGGCGAACACCGTCTACAACCTGCGGGTGTCGATCCGCTGGTCGCAGGCGTTGCAGACGAACGTCTTGCAGTCGAAGCTGTGGCTGACCACGGCGACTGAGCCGACTGGCTGGATGGCGTCGGTGACCGATGCTTCGCTGACGAACTATGTGGCGGGGACGAACGTCGGGATCATGGGCCGTGACGAGCAGGCCGCCCCGACGGTCACCGTCAAGATCCAAAACGTTGTGTCGAGGACGTACAGCCTGCCTGTTCCCGCCACCACCGACCCGATGTGCTACGACCCGGCGTTCACCTACCCCCGACAGACCGCCCTGGAATCGCTCGCCGACGCGGCCGACGCGGTCATTGCGACCCTCGACCCGTTCGCCTCCCTAGCCGGTCTTTTCCCGCGCGTTCGGGTCAGCACCACCCTGTTCCCGAACAACAACACCGGCTTCACGTTCAACGCGGTCGAATACAACATCGGCACCCCCACCAATCTCGGCTACGACCCGCAGAATCTGTACCTGCCGGTCGGCGCCTGGATGGTCTTCTTCGAGGCGCAGTTCAGCCCGGCGGCAAGCGACACCATCTGGGCCTCGATCGGCAGCACCAGCGTCTTCAACACGGGTATCGCCGACTCGTTCCGGTCCAATCCGTCGCACACCGGAGACCGTGGCGTCGGCGGATCCGTGCACGCTTCGACGATGGTCTACAGCACCGACCCGGCCACGCCGGTCAAGGTGAACGTCTCCCTGCTCACCCCCACCACCAGCAATTCGTACACGGCCACCTACGCGGCGCTGTCCGCCATCAAGATTTCGGACTATTTCGCATGAGCGGGAACACTGCGGTCGAAGGGTTTCCGTACCCGTTCACGACCGATTTCGCCGATGTGCAGGACGCCTTCCGGCTGGCGTCCGCGATCGACGCGGATCTGCGGGCCGAGCAGGCGCCGTTCCGGGCGTTCGAGGGGCGGCTGTCGTTCATCTTCCAGCAGACCTCCAACGGTTCCGGGTTCATTTCCGGCACCGACTTCGTCAAGGCCCAGTCGATCCAATGGGACAACACCGGCGGCGTCACCCTGGGGCAGGCCACCTGGACGCAGCCAGCCGGTCAGGCGCCTTCCTGGTGGCTTTTCGGCGCGACTGTCCTGTCGGTCAATCTGGCCGGGGCGACGGTCGGGGATCTGGTGGAGGGCGGCATTCAGGTCACCACCACCGACCAGGTGTCCAACGTCGCGACCACCACGGGCGCCTACCAGCGGTCCGACGAGACCAACACCAACGGGGAGTGGCTGAACGTGTTCACCATGGCGCCCATCTACCGGGGCAGCGCTCTTGCGGCCCTTTACCTCAATGGCGGCACCTCGAAGGCGGTCAGCGCCGGATCGACTTTCTGGGGCATGTACCTGGGACCGGTGGTCTGACATGACGATGCGTAAGACGCCGTTCCTGCGGATGCGTTACCCGTTCACCTCCGACGTGGTGAATGCGGCCGATGTGCAGGCCATGGCCAGCGACATCGATTCCGGGCTGATCGGCACAGCGAAGATGGCGTCGGAGTTCTCCCGGTTCGCGTCGGTTACCGCTTTGCGGGCGGCGGCGCAGTCCATCACGAAGGCCACCCTGACGGCGATCACCCTGGACACGATCCGGATCAACAACGGCGCGAACAGTCCCTTGGCCAATGCGAACTGGTGGGCGGCTGGTCAGCCGACCCGGCTCACGGCGCCGGTCGGCTGCATCGTGCTGGTTTCGGCGACCAGCGGCTACAACATCGGTTCGGCGTTCGGCGTCAACGGCGCCATTCAGACCACGGTGGGCCTGAATGGTGGTGCCGCGTGGTTGCAGGGGAAGAAGTTCAATCCGCTGAGCACGTACACCGGGCAGGTGTGGGCCTCGGCCATGTCGATGTGGAAGCTGAATGCGGGCGATTACCTGGAATTGAAGACGTTTTGGACAGGTACTCCGGCTGGTCCGATCAACACTGATACCGGCTCGCCGCCGATCATCAGTTTGGCGATGATCGGCTTGACCTCGGTTCCCTGATCTGTCAGTGCCTTACGGGATAATTAGGAAGGCGTACTGAAGAGATCGGGGCGAAATGGTTGAAATAACTGCGCAGAGTTTGCCTTGGTATCTCATCGGTCTCCTGGTTACGGCGCTGCTGGCGACGTTCTACGCGATGCTGCGGGGTGCGATCCTGGGGCGACGGGTCGCGGAGCAACTGCGGGAAAGTGCCGAGAAGAGGGCTGAGATAGCCGAGTCCGGGGTAGCTGCCAATACTGAAACCAACAGGACGCTCATAGAGTCGGTGGCCAAGTTGACGGTGCTTGCGGAGAACCAGGACAAGGTACTGAAGGCTCTGGGCGACCGGGCGGCTCGGCGCAACACTCAGAGACGGGGTGGTCCCTCGTGATGTGGTTGTTGTGGCGCAAGCGGGTGGAGAAGGCGGACGAGAAGCTCCGCATGGCGGAGAAGCTGCGAGATCGGGCCCAGGACCAGCAGCGCGAGGCGGAGGAGTTGACGCCTCGGGTGGATGCAATAACCGCGAGCCTGCGGAAGTTGCACACCGACAACCACTTCGGTCCGATGATCGAAAAAGCGCTGCGAGGCTCCGAGTGACACCTGACCTGCTGGGCACCATCGGCGTGTTCGTTTCGGCCGCCATCTCCACCGCCGGTTTCATAGCGTTCGTGACGCTCGCCCGGTTCTGGCGTTCGCGGGGCGGCTGGCATGTCTTCTGGTACATGCTGATCATCGCGTGGGTGCTGGACCTGATCGTGGTCCGGTATCTGTTCGGGGATGCGCTGTGGTTCGCGTGGGTGCGGGCCGTGTTGTTCGCGGTCGGGTTTCCGGTGGTGCTCGGCTGGCGTCTCTGGATCATTTTTGATCTTCAACTGCGCAGGCGGTACCGCAAGATGATGTCGTACGCTGGGCGCAGACACTAGGAGGAAGCCTTGGCTGATTGGGTGCTCATCCCCTGCCTGAAGGCGCTTTTCGCCGAGTTCGACCGGATCGCCCCGTCCCGCGACCGCGCCTCGGACGGCAGCGTCGGCGACCTGGCGCACCAGAACGAGGTCTCCGACCACAATCCGGACGAGACCGGACGGGTGCCGATCCACGACGCCGACCACATCAACGAGGTCCACGCGATCGACGTGGACAACAACCTGCGCGAGTCGGACCTGACGATGGAGAAGGTCGTCCAGTTCCTGCTCGCCCGCTGCCGCTCGGGCGCTGAGAAGCGTCTCCGCTACATGATCTACAACCGGCGGATCTGGTCCGCGTCGTCCGGCTGGGTGCAGAAGACCTATACCGGGCCGTCGCCGCACACCGAGCACGCCCACTTCTCCGCCTCGTACGACTCGAATCTTGAAGCCTCGACGGCTTCCTGGCATCTGGAGGACGTTCCCGTGGCCCTCACCGCCGCCGACAAGACCTGGATCACCGCGCAGATCCAGGCGAACGCTGTGGACACCAAGGAACTGGCCGCCGCGCTGGCCGCGTTCAAGGACGACTTCCTGGCCGTCCCGTACGGCAACACCGCCTATCCGACCCGCACCGTGCAGCAGCAGCTCAATGACGTGCAGGGTCTCCGCGACCAGCTGATGGACCCGGTCGCCTCCGCGAAGCTGGCGCCCCTCAAGTCCGGCTCGGGCCTCGACCGGCTGCTGAGGGCCGCCGACGCGGTCCTGGCCGCGAAGCCTCCGGCGGCCTGACATGACCAACCCCTTCACGAAGGCGCCGGTGGCCACCCTGGTGGCTGCCATGACGGCGCTGCTGGCCGTCCTCGTCTACCTTCAGGGCACCGGCCTGATCACCGGCCAGGCGGCCGTCTGGGTGGGTGTGGCGGTGGGCGTGTTGCAGGTGCTGCTCGGCCTGTACGCCCGATCGAAGGCCACCCCCGTCGCCGACCCGAAGGATGATCAGGGCCGCGCCCTGGTGCCCCTACAGCCGACGAAGCGGGAGTCGTGGCCGCAGGAGCTGGCTGATCGACAAGCTCGTAAGACTCCCACTCCTCCCCCTCCTAATTCGTTCTAGGCAGACAGCAAGAAGCCCCCGGACGGTCGGCCGGGGGCTTCTTGCGTCACTGGGGAGGTTGCCGATGCCAGGGTGCCGGAACCGGAAGTCCCCAGGCGAACGCGAAGTGCAGACCTAGGAACGCGAGCCCGAAGAGCAGCATGTTGATCGAGCCGAGCCCTACTCCGAACGCGGCGAGGAACCAGATGATCGCGGCTATCAGGGCAAACATGCGAGACTGATACCCAGCAGAGGCTGGCTCTACACAGGGGGTTGGGATGGCGGGTAGGACAGTCGTTCCGGTGCTGACATGCACACGGACGGCGCTACTGGATCTCCCAGCCCCCTCCCAGGCATTCGACGTGGCCAACGGGAACTTCTGCTACAACGACGGTGCCACCGCGCTGATCCTGCTGAACACCGACGGCGGCAACACGCACACGCTGACCGTGCAGTTGGCGGCCGGGCAGGATGGGCTGACGACCGGCCCGCGGACGCTGACTCTGCCGATCTCAGCGAACCGGAAGATGACCGGGGTGTGGCCGATCCAGTTCTACGGCAATCAGCTGCTGATCTCCGCCGACTCGGCGCTGGTCCTGGTTCAGGCCGTCTCGCTGCTGGGGCCTTAGCTTCCGCCGCCGCAGTGGGCGACGCGGGGAATGGTGTATCGAGGCAGCGTCACGGCTTCTCTCCGTCGTTTTCGATCATGGATTCGTGGCAGTTGCCGCAGTATTCGATGGGGATACCGTGTTCGCAGAAGCCAAGCTGGTCAGTCAGGTTCATCTCGTCGGACCACCGGTAGCCGCCATCCTCGGTCAGGTACCACCAGCCGTGGCCGTTGACGGTGCGGATCAGCGCCGGGGTTTCCAGGGGGTCGGTGCCGGAGCGCCGCTCGATCACCCAGCCGATCTTGATGCATCCCGGCGCGTCATTGAGGGTCGTGTCATGGCAGGGGCGGCACAGCATGAGGATGTTCCGCACATCGTTGGAGACGGCGGCTGCGGCCCCGTGTACGCCTCCTGAGCCGCGTGTCATCCGGTGGTGAGGGTCCAGGCGGGCCGCAATGCCGCAGCCCTCGCAGCGGCCGTATGAGCGGGCCAGGGCGAGGGCTGCGGCTGCTTCGAAACTCATGGTCTCCTCCTGCGCCCCTGACGGCTAACAGGGGCAGTGCTTTGTCTTGGAGTGCTGCGGGTTCGGCCAATGACCGGTCGCCCGCTTCTCCAGGTTCGCGCAGTGGCCATCTAGCTGATTGCCATGTAGATACTTGCCAAGGTGCTGTTTGCATCGGCAGAACGCGCACGGCTCGGCCCAGCGGATCTTCGCCGCTCCCTCGCCTTTGGTCCAGTACGAGTCCAGCCGCTCCTCCCCCGCCACACCCTTGGGCGTGACGGCGAAGGCGGCGGCTATGGCGTATCCAAGGTCACGGGCCAGCTGACCAAGCTTCATGCGGTCAGGCTACGCCCGCCCTCGTCAGTCGGTATGCACGCAGTTGTACTGCGTTTCGCCGTGCTGGTGGCTGATGACGGGGATGCCGCCGGAGAGGCGGCACTTGTCCTTGAACTGGGTGTCGCTGCTGGCTGGCTTGGGAGGTTTGGTGCTGCCGTGTCGCGGGTCGCAGCCGCCCGTGAGGGCGACCGCGACGGCGAGAGCAGCGATGGCGGTGCGCTTCACTCGTCCAGCTCCAGCAAGTCGGCATCACAGTCGGCGCAGCGCAAGACCAGGAAGGTCTCTTCGTACGTCTGGCCGTCCTCGTCGTCCACGTACTCCCGAGGTGTGGCCTCCAGCCGGTGACGCTGGTGGGGGCGGATGGCCTCGTCGACCCTGGTCGCTGCGGATCCCTTCAGATATCCAGTCACGCTTGGACCCGCCTTACTTGCAGCGCGGGTCGTTGGGGACGACCGCGATGCTCGGCGGAAGGTTGTCGTCAGCTCCGGCGGAGCCGCTGTAGACCATGTTCGGGCCGTCGCACTTGTAGGCGACGTTCCGGAAGCCGTACGGGAACTGGATGATGCTGGCCGGTCCGGTGGGGATGACGACCTTGTTGTTGTTGCTGGCGTGCGAGCAGCTCTCCGCCGTCGCGACGAGGAAGATGCCGAGGGCCGCCAGGGCCGTGATGATAGCGCGTTTTCTCATGGTTGTTCTCCTCCTGGTTAGGCGATGGTCGCCGTGATGGTTACGGGAAGGCTGATGTGCCGCCAGTCCTTCGGGTCGGGGCCTCGGACGGTGGCTTCGAGCGGGATTCGGATGGTGTCCCCGTTCGGGATCACCACTGTGTGAGGCAAGATCAGGGCCTCGTACTGGCTGATCTGAAGCTGGACACGGTGGGCGGTCCCTTGTCGGCGAGGCTGGGCGGGGATGACTCGGCGGCTGTACCGCCGCCAGACCATCCGCTGCCGGGTCACGGCGTCTTCCCGAACTCGCGGACACCAAGCTCCCGGGCGGCGTCGTTGACCATCTGCCGGATGTCTTCAGCCGCGAACTGGTTCCAGCACTCCTCGCCGCGCGGTTCGCCTCGGTGCTCCAGGGCGCCGTGGTTGCTCTTGGCGCCCTCGATCCAGCCGTCCAGTGCGTCCAGTACCGCCCGCAGCGCCGCGCGGCGGGCGAGCCGGACCTTGTCCTCCTTGGGTTCCTGGTCATCCTGGACGGCGGCCGGAGCCTCGGTGATCTGGATGGCCCCGTCCGGAAGAACCCTGACGATGACGCTCACCGGCCGTCCTCCTTGGGGCTTTCGAGCATTCCGGCGAAACCGCTGGCGAGAGCGGCCATGCGCGCTTTGCCTTCGGGGGTGGTGGTCACCGTGACGTACGCGGCGCCCCGCACAACCTGGATGAAGTCCAGCAGCTCACCGTCGTACGGGTCGTGCCCGGGTTCACCCACCGCGCCCTTCTTGGCGTCGGCGAGCAGCATCGCCCGGTAGGCCGGGTTGACGGCCTGAACGATCTCCTCCGGGTGCTTGTTCTTGACCCAGGCCAGGAAGTCCGGCTCGCTGGTGATGATGGTGGTCTTGTTGCCGTCGGAACGGGTGACGGCGCCGAGGCGGGTGCCGTCGGCCAGGAAAGCACCCTTGCGCTCGTCGTTGCTGGCCCCCATCTGCTTCTCGACCTTGGTGCGCAGCTCGTCGGCGTGCGTCTTGAGGATCTTGATGTACGCGTCGATCGCGGTCAGCCTCTCCACGTCGGTGCGTTCCCTGGAAGGAATGTCGGTCATCGTTGTCTCCTCAGTTCAGCTCGCAGGTCCATGAGCATCAGGCCCAGGTGGTTCAGGCCCGGGTTGGTGATGCAGGCGGGGCGGTAGCAGGTGCAGTTGCCCCAGTGGTTGTCGTGCCAGGTGGTGCCCTCGATCAGGTAGGCGTCGCCGGTGGACAACAGCGCCTCGACCCGGCCGGGGTGGCAGGCGAACTTCGCCCACAACACCTCCCACATCACCTCGTACCGGACGGTGTGGTTCCAGCCGGGCCGTAGCGGCAGCTGCCGGGCGGCCTTCTTCGCGGCGGCGGGAGTGGCCCGGGTGGCGATGCTGTAGCGCAGCAGCCAGTCGGTGGTCTTGCCCGCGTTGAACGCATGCTCGCTGGTCGGGTAGCACTGCCCTTCCCAGCACATCGGCGCCGGGTGGAAGTTGGACAGAAACGCCCACCGGCCCACGAATCTGTCGATGATGTCGGTCATGCCGCCTTC